CGCTGTTCTGGCTTTTCCGCATCCGAAGACGAAGAACATCTGGCGAGAGCACAGAATCGTCGTTCTTCCAGACTATCAAGGAATCGGCATCAGCAGACATCTGACAGACTTCATCGCACAGCGATACAAGGACGCAGGAAACAGATACATTTGTACGACTTCGCACACTGTGCTGATCATGTCGAGGAAAAGCAACCCAAACTGGATCACGACGCGGATAGGACGCGCAGCAGGAGTCAGCAAGAGCAAAGCAAGACAAGTGAACGTCACTTCGCACGCACGCATAACAGCAAGCTTCGAATATATAGGTAGCAGTGTAGAATAATATATAATAACTAAATATCTTATACAAAGATGAAGTACGATGACGAAACGATCAAAGGTCTCATAGAGTCACTAAAGAATGGCGACACTGTGGAGAAAGCTGTCGCGAAAGTAGGGATCACGAAGACAACGTTCTACGAGTGGCTGCAAGATCCAGACAAAGCTGACTTTGCTGACGCTATAAAAAATGCAAAGTCGGAGTTCAAGAAGACGATCGTCGATCGCTTGCAGAAGTCACTCTGGGATAAGGCACTCGGATTCAGCTACGACGAAACGAAGACGGAATACATGCGAGATCCGAAAACGAGTCAGATCGTAGTCAAGAATCAGAGCGTTACAACGAAGCGATACCCGCCAGACACAGCAGCACTGATCTTCGCTCTGACGAATCTTGCGCCTGACGAATGGAAGAATCGTCAGAACATCGAAGCAACTGGAGCGAACGGACGCGATCTGATGCCGAAGCAGTCGATCGATCTGGACGCTCTCACAGCGGAACAGAAAGCAGCAGTGCTCGCTATCGGAGAGAAGATCATCAACACTAAGGAATCAACAAAGAAGGAGCAATAGGATCATGGAGATACTGACGTTTTGTAAGATCGCGAAGCTGATCGTCGTATCAGCAGGACTGCTTTTCGTAGTCTTCGCGTTCACAAGGAAAAGAGACGAATAAAAACAGAAAGTGAAGGAAATGAAGCTGACTAAAGATCTGTTTGTGCGTGCAGTTGCAGACGAATGCAGGAACAACTTGTTCTACTTCGTGAAGACGTTCTGGGACGTTATCATTCACGAAGATCCAGTCTACAACTGGCATATTCCGTATCTCTGCGAGGAATTGCAGAAGCTTGCGCAGCCAGTGTTCGAGAGAAAGCCGAAGCTGTACGATCTGATCGTGAACATTCCACCTTCTACGACGAAGTCTACGATCGTGACTGTCATGTTCCCTGCATGGCTCTGGACTAACGATCCGACGATCCGCGTCATCAGCAACTCTTATTCGTCTGCACTGTCACTGGATCACGCTACGAAGTCGAAAGACATCATCCAGTCAGAGAAATACATGATGCTGTTTCCAGAAGTCGAGATCCGACACGATAAGTCTGGAAAGCAGAACTACGAGAACACTGCGGGCGGTTTCCGCTACGCGTCTTCTACTGGATCTACGATCACTGGCTTTCACGCTCACATCATCATCAACGACGATCCAGTCAACCCGAAGCAGGCAGAGTCCGATCAGATGCGTAAAGTAGCGAACGATCACGTCAAGACACTGTCTTCGCGTAAAGTTGACAAGGCTGTCACTCCTACGATCACGATCATGCAACGTCTTCATCAAGACGATGTCACTGGCTATCTGCTGTCGAAGAAGAAAGACAAGATCAAACACATCAATCTCCCTGCGGAAGACTGCGAAGACGTAGAGCCTGCTGAACTGCGAAAGAACTACGTTGACGGTCTTCTTGATCCGATCCGTCTGAACAGAGACGTGCTCGAAGAAGCGAAGATCGATCTCGGATCACGCGGATATGCAGGACAGTTCATGCAGAAGCCAAGCGCAGAGGGCGGTAATATCGTCAAGGAAGCATGGTTTCGCAAGATCTCGCGCTCTGACTTCTACTCTCTGCGTTACAATGAGACAATGCACTTCTTCGTCGATACAGCATACGACGAAAAGAAAAAGAAGTCCGACAACGATCCTACTGGCATTCTCGCAGCTTGCATGATCCAGAACAACATCTACGTCTACAACGCAATGCAAGTCTGGAAGACGTTCCCAGATCTGATCCGCTTCCTTCCAGAGTACATGGCAGCGAACGAAGGATCTTCGCAGTCATCGCTGCGTATAGAGCCGAAAGCGAACGGAATCAGCGTAGTGCAGACGCTCGAAGCGATCAGCGGACTGAATGTGACAAGAACACCGACACCGACGGACTCAAAAGCGGAACGACTGCATGCTGTCAGTCCTACGATCGAGTGCGGACGCGTCTACATCGTTGAAGGAGACTGGAACGATGAATTCATAGATCAAGTGTGCGGATTCCCTCAAAGACTTCATGACGAATTCGTCGATATTCTCGGATATGCGATCAACTACTTCAAGAACGACGATTTCGTAATGCCAAAGAACATCAATAATTTATTCTAATAATTTAAAAACGTATGATTGTAATTGATTCTTTTCTTAATCTGCTGAACGCAGCGATCGGACGTAAGCAGGATTTTGAGCAACTGATTCAGAATGGTGACATCAGTCGCGTACTTGCATCAATGGAGAGCAAGGCAGAAGAAACAGCGATCGCAAGACGTGAGTACAACCCGAAGTTGCACGCTATCAACAAACGCGAGGACAAGATCATTCTCGACAAGGACGGAAACTTGAAGCGCAAGATCAAGCGTTGGAAGCTTCCTATCGGCTATCCAGTCTTCATCAACGAGATCGCACTTGTGTTCATCTACGGACAGCCAGTCAAGTGGGGTATGATCAGCGAGCACACAGACAAGGCTTTCAAGGCTTTCACTGATCTGCTGACGAAGACACACTTCAACGCGAAGATCCGTCAGTGCAAGCGTATCGCGGGATCAGAGACGCAGTCTGCTATGCTGTTCCGCGTATTCCGCAACGACGAAGGAAAGGCAGACTGTCAGATCCGTGTACTTGCAGCTTCCAAAGGGGACGAGATCTATACAAAGTGGGATCAGTACGAGAATCTGATCAGCGTCGCTTGGGGCTACTACTTGCAGGAATCTGGAAGCAGCGTCTATCACATCGATCTGTTTACTCGCGAAGTGACGTATCACTGCAAGCGTACTGCGCTTGGTTGGGAAGTCATTCCAGAGGAAAATCTTGTAGGGAAGATCCCAGTGATCTATTTCTCGCAGGATAAGGAGTGGGAAGGTGTCGAGCCGATGATTCATCGCGAGGAATACATAGCTTCGCGCACGGCTGATACGAACGACTATTTCAGCGACCCTATGCTTATTCTGGACGCTGACATCATCAAGAACATGCCAGACAAAGACGATGAAAACAAGACTCTGATCAAGAAGACTGGATCTAAGGCAGAGGAAGCAGCGTTCTATCTGACATGGGACGCAGCACCAGAGTCAAAAAAGAATGAAGTCGAGTGGTTGCAGAATCACATCTTGTCGAAGACATTCACACCGAACATCGATTTCGAGAACATGAAGTCTCTTTCGAACGTCACTGGCAAAGCTTTGAAGCAGATGATGATTCTTGCTAACATCAAGGCGCAGAAGCACAAGGAGAATCACGATGAACTGCTTGATCGTGTCGCAGGACTCTGTGCATCGATCATCGGAAACGTTCTGGACGTGTCTCTGAAAGCAGAATGCGACGCGTTGAAGACTACGCATGAGTTTCAAGAGCCGTTCGGAGAGGACATCGCAGAAGCTATCGAGAACATCAGCAAGTCTATCGACTCTGGCACAATGTCAGTCGAGACTGGTGTTGAGCAGAATCCGCTTATCAAGGACAAGCACAGTGAGATCAAGCGTCTGGAAGAAGACAGCGAGAAGCGCACGCAGGAACAGCGCGACATCTTCGCGCAGGCGCAGCGTCAGGCTCTCGGACTCGGAGAGGAAGAAGACGATAAGACTGGCGCAGAGTAACGTTTGACATCTTAGCGTATGGCAAGCAAGAAAGACATTATTCTGGATCGCTACGCAGCAGGAATGTTCGTTCGGCAGGAGATCTACGCGCAACGCGTGAAGAAGTTCTATGATCTCGCTGTCGATCGTCTGCTTGCGCTCGCTTCACAGCATCCAGATCTGACAGCAGACAAGAAATTCTCGTTCGCGGACAATATGCGTGTCGGGGATGAAACGTCACGCGTCATCCGTTCGCTCTACTCGCAAGTGTACGCAGAGATCAAGAAAGACTGTGAAGCTGAATGGGAGTTCGCGAATCTCTCATGCGACAAGATGATCCAGTCGATCTTCGGTTGGAAGCTGAAAGACAGATCGCTCTATGCGCGTTGGTTCGAGAGGAACAGCGAAGCAGTAGACAAGTTCTTTGCACGCACGCAGGACGTAGGCGGTCTGAATCTCTCACAGCGCGTCTGGAAGTACACTGGTCAGCTTCGCACTGAAATGGAAGCAGCGATCACTGTATCACTCGGAGAGGGTGCATCAGCAGCGCAGATGTCACGCGAAGTCCGCAAGTATCTCAAAGATCCAGAAAAGCTTTTCCGTCGAGTCAAAGGATCTGACGGAAAGCTGCATCTGTCGGAGAATGCGAAAGCGTTCCATACTGGACGCGGTGTCTATCGCAGCAGTTACAAGAACGCTATGCGTCTGACACGCACGGAGACGAACGCAGCGTATCGCACAGCAGACGAAGATCGTTGGGAGCGCATGGACTTCGTCATCGGATTCGAAGTCAAGAAGTCAGCACAGCATGAAGTGAGAATGCCGAAGGGAGACATCTGTGACTTACTGGCAGGAAAGTACCCGAAAGGCTTCAAGTTCACTGGTTGGCATCCGCACTGTCTCTGCTACGTCGTTCCTATACTCGCAAAGGAGAATGACTTCATCGCTATGCAGAAAGCGATCCTAAACGGTAACGATCCGCGTACTGTTGACATGCAGGCGCAGGAAATCAAGGACGTTCCAGACAACTTCAAGAAATGGATCGCAGCGAACACGGATCGCATCAACGCAGCAGCAGTGAAGCCGTACTTCATCGCACAGAACTACGTTGACGGAGACATCAGCAAAGGACTTGTGATCCAGAACAAGCCGAAAGATGTCTGGCAGATCGCGAAGGAGCGTCACGCGTCCAGAGACGCAGCAGCTATTCAGCAGCGTTGGAACGAGCGCAAGATGCAGCAAGTCCAGAACGCGATCAAGCAGTCCGACATCGAGATCAGTCCTGCTTTGCAGACACGTATAGACAGCTTGCAGTCAGCGATCCAGTCTGGAAACACGCAGAACATCGCTCTGACGTTC